CGACTATCTAAATTATCTTCGTCTCACCACACAAGAATATCTTAATAAATTTAAACAAACCTCTGACGAAAAACCAAATAAGCAGAGGAAAAGAATCATGTCAATAATTAAAGACATTTTTAAAACAAAAGAGCAGAAAACTCTTGCTTACTACAATCTCACTAATGGAGATGGTGGATTAACAGAAGATGGTCAGAAAGAATTCATTGATTACATTTGGGAGACAGACAAAGATAAAAGAAAAGAATTTGTTGCAAAAATAGTAGAGCAATACGATGAAGATAATAAAAGGAAATAGTAAAGGTCGAAGTAATCATTAATCATTAATTCAGAAAAGAATATGAAAATAAAAGAAATTCCAATAGATAAAATAAAGATCTATCAGAACATTCGATCAAAACAAAAGGATGTTGCTAATTTAATGAAAAGCATAGAACATGAAGGACTCTTGCACCCAATCGGTGTTTATGAGAAAGATGATTTTTATACTTTAGCTTATGGATGGAGGAGACTTCAAGCTGCGATAAAGTTAAATTGGAAAGTTATTCCTGCTGTTATTCTTCCAGACAAGTTTACTGAAGAGGATTTCTTAACCAAGAATACTATTGAGAATATACATCGAGAAGAAATAAATCCAATAGAGTTAGGTCGTGTATGTAGGTTGTTTACAAAAAAAGGTTTTACTAGAAGTGAAATTGCCACAAAACTTCACATTGTAGAAGCTAGGGTTAAAACAACTATGTATATGTATGACAGATTACCAGAAGAATATAGAGATCTGATTGGTTTTATTCCAAGAGGTCAGCACAATAAAGGAAAAATTCCTATGCACGTTGCAACAGTCATTATAAAGTTAAGGTTGTCTAAACCACAGATGAAAAAATTGCTTGAATATGCCAAAGTTCATGAAATGACAACAAACCAAGTGTTTCTAATTGAAAAGTTAATGAGAACAGGATTGTCTTTCGAGAAAGTTATAGCTAACATTGATCGATATGCTATAAAAAACATATATCTGTCTGTTATTAAGAAAGAAGTGGAAAGATTGAATCTAGCTACTGACTTCACAGAATATATCAAGGAAATTATTAGAGGAGACAAACCCCCAAATAAGAATTTACTTATATGATGATATGCCAAAAAAAGGACACAGACAAAATGTAAAAAAGGTCGAAGAACAAAAGTTAAATAAGAAAAAAATATGAAAAAACTTCAAATTCTTAATGGTCAGATCCAGACTGATGTGAATGATATAATCAGTGGATTGAGATTAAATATGACCAGTGCAGAAGAATTATTGAAAGAATTGATTGTGTTAAATGAAAAGATTAAAAAATGGAGTAAGGAAGCAAATGCAATAATGGACGAAGCAACAGCAACAGAAGTATTGGAAGAGGACTCTGAAACAGAACGATTAGAAAAAATAGAAAGAAAAGAAGAAGCTGAAATTCAAAGATTAGAAAAAATAGAAAGAGAACAATGAAAAAATTAAATAGAATAATTGATATACTTTTGCTTGTGCTACTTTTACCACTTGGAGTGTTTGTATGTGTCAGTGATTGGATATCTGAAAGGATACTGATAGGTTAATTGGCCATTGATTCTGTCTCGCTCTTATGGGATCCCTTGCTTGTCGCAATGGCGTAAGCAACCCTTTGTGGGTAGGAGGGGGACAGAAATGAGTGGCTTATGAAGAAGAAAATATATAAAAAAATCAAGTGTCCACTGTGCAATGGTAAAGGAATTTATCTGAAATTAGAAAATGGGAATGCAATAACAATCCCTAAATTAAGAAAGAAAGGATTGACCTATCGACAAATAATGAAAGCAACAGGTATAAAGTCATTGGACTCAATTCATTACTATTTAAAGAGAGATAGAAAACAGGGGAAATGGCATAACACACGAAAAAACATTTATGATTGACAAAAACAATACATTAATTTCAATTCAAGAATTTATAAATGCATCACTTAAAGAAGTGCAAGATAATAGACCTGTAAAAAAAATCACTTCTTGGTATGCATCACAGATTGGATCTTGTATGAGAGGAATGTATTTGCAGAGATTAGGAAAAGAACCTGATGAACCATTGGATGACAGAACTCTTAGAGTTTTTGATATGGGTAACAAGATTGAAAGTTGGGTTGTAGATTTGATAAAAGCTCAGGAAGTAGAAATTGAAACTCAAGTAAGAGTTGAAGATGCTGAATTAAATATAACAGGATATGCAGATGCTGTTATCGAAGTTAAAGGAAAGAAAGAAGTTCTTGAAATAAAATCTAAGCATTCAAGAGCTTTCTGGTGGATGGACAAAAAGAAAGAAGGAGCTATGAGACAGCATCAGTATCAATTGTGGATATATTTGTATCTATTAAAAATAGATCGAGGAAGTATCATTTATGTCTCAAAGGATGATTTGTCAATTCTTCAATATCTTGTTTTTAGAAATGACAAACAATTAGAAAAAGAAGTGATGGAGATAATAAATTCATTAAACAGAGCTTGGAAAAAACAGGATCCATCATTACTACCTCTTCCTGAAAAAGGAAGTTGGCAAGCTAAATATTGCCGATATCATAAACAATGTCTCAAATATGAACCAAGATTGTAAAATTTATAATGGAAATTGGTATAAAGATCCAGAAGTGTATAATAAGTTTTCAAAAGCTGAAGACAAAAATGAAGTTTGTTTTAAAATTGTTTCTGATATTTTAAGAGACGAAAAAATACACAATCCTATTGATTTGTGTTCTGGAACAGGAAGAGTTATAGATTATTTATTAACAGAATCTTATACCGGAATGATTTATGGTATTGAAAAAAGTAATGAAATGTGTGAATTTTTGGAAAAGAAATATGATTGGCAAGTTGTAATAATTAAAACCCCTACTGAAGAATTATTAAATCACCCTTTAAGAAATAATATAAAATCTAGTTTGGTTATCAGTAGATTTGGATTTCCGAGTAAAATTTGGGATAAGAAATTAGCATGGGAAGAATTAATTGCAGTAGAATCTCTTTTAGCCAAGGATGGTTTATTTATTACATTGGGTTGGGATGAAGATTTTAATGATGAATTAAATGAAATGTGGTATAGATTTGTTCCAGATGGATTGCAAGCTAAAAACTTTGATGAATGGAAAAAAGAAAGAAAAAGTTCTATCACAAGTACAAGAAATGCTCATCTTACAATATATAAAAAGAACATAAATACTTCTCTCCAATTTAATTCTTTGCAAGAATCAGCTTACATTATGGGAACACTCTTTGGAGAAAGAGCTTTACAGTATATTGTTAAAGACAATAAAACAAATTGGGAAATGAAAATGTCAATTACAGTTGATACAAAAGAATCAATTAAAAAAATATTAAAAAAATATGAAAGAACTTGAAGTATTAGTAAAAATTGAAGAACCAGAAAAAACAGTATTTGAAAAAGTAGAAGTTTTGGGTATAGAAAAAATAAGAGACACTTATTTTAATTTTCCAAAAATCACTTTAAGGATAAGAAATTCAAACCGAGGATTAACTCTTACTTACAAAAAGGATATTTTTAGAAAGAAAAAATGGATATATTCTAAAGAGTATGAGACCTCTGTCAATATATATATATATTCTATTTTAACACTCCTAAAATATAAACCGACTGTTATAGTAGAACAAACTAAATATCACTGCCAAAATGGCATTGAAATTCAGAAAGTAAAAAGATTAGGTTTGTTTTTGGAAGTAGAAGGAAAAAATAGAAAGAAAATTTGGCAGAGAATAAAAAAAACAGGAATCAAAGTTAGTAAAGAATGTAAAGTTGGAAAACCTCAAATGGTGTTAAACAAAAAAGGTCGATAAATAAAAAAATAATCAAATAAACTATTATGGCCATTTATAAAAAAAGAGTCAATGTTGGTGCTTTTCTTAAAAAGGGGACTGATTTTAAAGAAAATGATATCATTGAAATTGCCAGTGAAGGCAAGCAAGTGGAAGGTCAGTTTGGAAATCAAGATATTTTTTTAGTAAAGTTAGTTGATGGGAAAGAAGGAAATGTTAATCTTAATTCTACTTCAATTAACAATATCATTGATGCTTTTGGAGAAGACAGTAAACAATGGATTGGGAAGAAGGTTAAAGTCTGGGCAATCTTGTCAAATGTCCAAGGTAAGATGATTAAGGTCTATTACTTTGCACATCCTGAAGCAATTCTGAGTGATAAAGGAATTTTTGAGTTACCCGGAAAGAAAAGTGATGGTATTCCTACTGTTGAGGAACCATTACCAGAAGAAGAATCAGAACAAAATTATTAGTATGAAAAATATATCTCCAATTTGGAGAGGGAATATAGAAGATGGAAAATTGAAATTAGTTCAGCAAGATCTATTTAGAAAATATCTATATTCCCTTCGGGGAGAAGTAGAAGTGATAGTTCGTAAATGGAAAAAGAGGAGAAGTGATAACCAAAATAAATATTATTGGGGAGTAGTTATTCCCATCTTGTGTGAAACATTAGGATATTCCAATGATGAAATACACGAGGCATTAAAGTGGAAGTTTTTAAGAAATAAAGAAAGAGAAAAGTTACCTACTGTCAAGAGTACAACCGGCTTATCTACTATAGAATTTAAAAACTACATAGATGAAATTGTTCAGTGGTCGGCACAAGAGGATATAATCATTCCTGATCCAAATCAAATAGATGACAATAACAGAGTTTAACAAAAAGTATAAATTAAAAGGAGGGATAAAACAGCTCTTCGATATGAGAGAGGATCTTGCAACATTAAAAGAGATTTCAGAACACTTTGGAATAAGTAGAGAAAGAATAAGACAGTTAATGGTTGATCTCTTTAAAGAAAATTATGATCCACGATATGAAAGGAGAGAAAAGACAATCAGAGCAATTAAAAATTTGATCGTAAATTATGGTGTAGAGAAAGTGCAAGTTCTTTATCCGAAGATGAATAGAGATTATTTACAAGCTGCTGTTGATGCTTTTCATTTACAGGAAAACAATTCTAATTATACAGAAAAAAGTAAGGAGTTATTGAATAAATTATTTTAATAATATAATATGAATGATAAAAAAGCAAAAACAATTGCTCTTGGAAGTGTTTTATCTGATTTAAGTATCAAGCAAGCATTAAAAAATGGAGAGTTAAAAATAGAAGGGCACAAACCTCTTTATATTGGTCCTTCATCTGTTGATTTGCACTTAGAAGCTAATGCTGAAGTTTTGATATCAGATGGAGAACATTGGGCAATGGATATAAAAAACAAAAAAACTTTAACTTTCAAAAAATTTAAATTTAAAAAATTGACGATCTATCCAAATGAATTCTATTTAGTTTCCACAAAAGAAAATATAACATTTGGTAATTCTATTGTAGGATTTTTACAAGGAAGAAGTTCTTTAGCAAGATTAGGATTAAATGTTCATTGTGCAGGTTTTTTCGATGCAGGTTTTTCTGGAACAGCTACTTTAGAATTAACAAATTTTACAAAAAAACCTATAATCATTTATAAAGGAATGAGAATATGTCAAATGGTATTTGTAAGAACAGATCGTCCTTCAAGAATTCCATATGGAAAGAAAAAAGACCAAAAATACCAAAAACAGATAAAGCCAAAATTGAGTAAAATATATGAAGACAAAATATAAAACAATTATACTCGGGGCAGGAGTAGCTGGTCTTGGAGCAGGATCCTGGCTTAAACATACCAAAGAGGACTTTCTCATTATAGAGAAATTAAATGAAATACCTTTGAATTTAAATCAAGGAGTTCATTATCTACATTCCATTCCACAGTTACCTTTTGGTGCAGAATTAAAGGAAATAACATTGACTGATGGAGTATTATCCGAAGGAAAAATAAGACACAGACCAGAACTGCAAGACGCTCTTCAATATTCAGAGAAAGTTCGTGCCATTCAACATCCATCATCTATTTTTGAAATTGGAAAGAGAACTTCTGTTTTTATTCCAAAGAGTAATAATATGAATGATTATATTAAAAAGATGATTAAATATATTGGAAACCATTTTCTTTTAGGTCAAGAAGTGATTGAAATTAATTTGAACAAGAAACAAATATTGGTAGGTAAAGAAAATATAGAATTTGATAATCTTATTTCTACCATTCCTTTGAACAAATTTCTTCAAATATCCAATGATAAATTGTTTCAAGATATTAATTTTTCTTATATACCTATCAACATACTTAATTTTAAAGTTGATAAGATTGTCCCAAATTGGTTAATCAATTTATATGTCCCAGATCCAAAACAAAAAACATATAGATTATCAATTTTAAATAATGTTGCATCCATAGAAAGTATTGATAAAATACCTAAAACAGAATTTGGACAGATTAAAGAATTATTTAATATGTTTCATTTGGACATCAATGGTTCAAAAAGTTATGTATGGAATCAAGGTAAAATTGTTAGCATAGATATAGATACCCGGATGAAGATTTTAAATCATTTTGTTCCTCTTAAGGTTTTCCCAATTGGTAGATTTGGTATTTGGAACAACAAACTTCTTATTGATGCAACTATCAATCAAGCTTACTCTGTTTGTAAATATATTACTTCTCATTCTATTTTTAAGGAAGATATCAATAAATTAATCAATTCTTTAATATGATAACATTGCTTTCATGGGGCTATAAATTCGGGAGACCACCAGCTAATTTTGCTTTTGATGTATCATTCTTAAAAAATCCTTGGAGAGTCAAGGAATTACGAGGTGCATCCAAAAAAACTGTTCTTAAGTTTATGAAAGAGCAGAAAGAATTTGAAGAACTTATAACTGCTTTTGTCAATTTGATAAGCATTTATTATTACTTATGGCCAGAAGAAACTCTGGTATTCGCTTTCTGTTGTTCAGCTGGAGAATATCGTTCACCAATTGTAGTAGAAGTTTTGTATCAAGAATTAAAAAAAGTTGTCATTCCTGTTCAAATTAAACACACTTCCAATTTAAAATGGAGTTGAACAACAAAAAAATTGGACTATCAGTCTGTATAGAAATTAAGCCAATGTCAGTAAATATAGCATGGCAGGGTAAAAGATACAGAACTCCTGAATATAAAAAGTATACAGAAGAGATGCTATATTTGTTACCAAAAAAGGAAATGATTGTAGGTCAAGTAGGAATATTCTTATTCTTTTATATAAAAAATCCTAAGCAATGTGATTTGGACAACTTTATAAAGCCGGTGATTGATATTCTTGTAAAAAAGGAATATATTAAAGATGATCGTTATATTTATTTTCTACAAGCTCACAAAGAAGAAAGTGAAAGAAATTTAATTAAAATTGAAATAGTAAAATTATAAAATATATGGCAAAAAATAATAAAACAAACAAAGAGTTAGATGGTTTTCAAAAAGTTGTCCAAGAAATGATTCTTCTTAAAGAATCTAAAGCTGGAGATTATCAGAATTCTTGGCAAGTTCTTGGAATAGAAGGATTAAACTATCAGATAGCAAGGAAATTTACAAGGATCTGGATAAATAGAAATAAAGAAGAATTAAATAATGAAGTATTACGAGACAGTTATATGGACTTAGCAGTTTATTCCATAATGGCTATACAACTTCTTGATTCTGGAGAAACAAAAGATAAAATTGAAAAGTTATTAAAAGAATGAAGAATAAGATCGAAAACAGCCAACTTCAGATAAATCCTATAAAATATAGAGAATTTCTTTTGTATTTTATTACAAGAAAAAGGAGTCATTCTGATAAGAAAATACTAAAAGAAGTATTTGAAGATGATATTTATGGAAAAATAATTAAACACTTATCCGGTGCTGTTATAGATTGTGGATCTTATATTGGAGAAACTCCAATTCTATTCTCTTTACTTGGAGCAAAGCAAGTGTATGCTTATGAACCAAATCCTGATTTGTATAAATTGATGCTAAAGAATATTGTCTTAAATAGTAATGTTGCTAATAATATTGTGACAGTTAACAAAGCAGTTGGTGATAAAAGTGCAGAAGGTGTTATAGTAAATGGAAGAGCAAATTTATCATTTGGAATAGGAAGACATCCACCCTTTTTATCGAAGGAAGATACTTATTCTGTTACTGTCAAAAATATTAATGAAATCTTAAAAGAGATTATAAGAGTGCACAAAAAGATTGAATTGATAAAGATAGACATTGAAGGATATGAAGCAAAAGTTATTGAAACAATTCTTAATGGTTATTATGATAAAATTAAAACAATGATTATTGAATGCCATAATAATAAAAAACTAGAAATAGTATTAAGAAAGTTTAAAGATTTTAATAATTGGACAATACATATCGTGAGTAAAACAAAAAAGAAAACACATACTTTAACTTTATTGTATTTGATAAATAAAAAAATATGAAAATACATTTAATTTCTCATACAAAAGAACCTTTGAAATCAATAGCAGCAGCTTGTCTTAATGTCGGTATTGGAAAAGACATTCGTTCCCTTGATGATGTTCCAAGAGAAGAAGCTGTTAAAGTTTTCAAGGACACTATAAGTTCATGGCTTACTTCACCATTGGAATTTGCTTCATTCAACTTCTTCTGGGAAGACATCCCTCTATTTTTAAGAAGTGAATTAGAAAGAGCAAGAGTAGGTTGGAGTTATGCAGAAAGATCTATGAGGTTTTATCGAGCCGGGAAAAGAAATCCTATAGATAAAATTGATTGGAAGTATTTTCCCTCTGTAAAAACAAAAGTGCAAAGAGAAACATTTATTGCTGAATGCAAAAGAGAAATGGAATTATACGAGCATTTAAGATCTGAAGGAATTGAAACTTCTGACTGCAGATGTGTTATTGGTTCCTGGTATGGAACAGCTCTTCAGACTTCGTGTACTTATAGGGCATTAAGAGACACAATGGCTGTAAGAATAAGCAGTCAAGCTCATTCTGGTTGGAGAGATGCTACTAGTCAAATTAAGAAATTGGTAACAGAAGTGGATCCTGTATTAGGAGATGCACTTGTTGATATCTGTCAGATAACTGGACATTGTGTTTGGAAATCCAAATTGGACAGAGTTTGTGAGGACTGTAAAAAAAGAGGATGGGGAATAAATCATGTGCACGATTTCTCCAATGGACAATGCACTTGCGGTTTATTTAAACACGAAGTAAAATAATATGAAAAATAAAAATCAAAAGGAATTCGAATTTCCATATCAAGAAAAATCAGCAATCAAATGTCCAAACTGCGGATGTGAATTGAATTTGACTATTGAAGATGATAAAAAGACAGGTAAGTGTCCAAATTGTGGCTATATTGAACCTAGTTATGACAATTGGACAAATCAAGAAATACACTTAGATTGATTAATAAAAAAAACAATACATGAAAAAACAAATTATAACAATTGAGAAAGTTGTGCAAATTGTTGATACATGGCTCTGGAAAAATAGAGAGTGGCTTGATACAAGCATTGATTTTGTCATTGGAGTAAGCAGAGGTGGATTGATCCCAGCTGTGTGGATTGCAACTCATTTAAACAAACCACTGACTGTTGTTTATATTAACAAACAAGATGAAGTTTTTATTGATAGAAAAGATTGGATTAAAAATAAGAGAGTTTTAATTGTAGATGATACAATAAGAAGTGGAAAAACAATTAAAAAAGTAGATGGATTAATTTTTCCAATTGTTAAAAGTACTTACCACTTCTTTATTATGCCAGATCCAAATAACGAGATTTCATTCCCTTGGGATCTTTATGATAAGTAATAATTAGCTGTAGTTTGATACCACTAATGTAATAAACCCTTGTCCTAGACAGTTCTAGTGTGCCAAAAATACACTAAAACACCATTATAATACAAAAATATGGATAACTTTGTAAATTTGCACATTCATTCAACTTACTCCTTTCAAGATGGATTAGGTTTGCCTAAACAATACATTCAGCGATGTAAAGAAATTGGTCAACCGGCTATTGCAGTAACAGACCATGGAAATATCTCAGCACACTTTAAGTGGTATGAAGAGTGTATAGAAAATAATATAAAACCAATACTTGGTTGTGAGTTTTATGTTAAACCTGCCAATGCAGTTAATGGTCGCAAGCGATATCATATTACAGTTCTTGCCAGAAATAGTAAAGGATATCGTAATCTTTTAAAATTAGTTACAGAAAGTTGGAAGGAAGAAAACTTTAGTTACAAACCACTTATAACAACCAAGGATCTTATTAAATTACAAAAGGGATTGATTGTTCTTAGTGGTTGCTGTTCAGGAAAGGTTTCCAAGTTACTTGAATCAAATAATTTTCAAGTTGCTGAAGAAGAATTAAAATTTCTCAACAGCAGCATTGATAATTTTTATATTGAAATAATGCCTCTGTCATTTGAGCCGGCAAAAAGGACAATTCCTATCCTTTACAATTTAGCAAAGAAATTAAATATTCCAATGGTTGCTACAATGGATTGCCACTATGTAACAAAAGACCAATCTCTTTATCAGGAAATTCTTTTGTGCATACAAAGCAATGACCAAATGAACAATCCAAAAAGATGGAAGTTTGACCAGAATGATTTTTATTTAAAAACTCGAGAAGAGATGAAACAGTCCTTTCAAAAAGTTGCTCCCGGATTAGATTTTACAGAAGCTCTTGATAACACAGTCAAGATTTCAGAAATGATTGGTTTTAAATTTCCTACTGCTTCACCAATTTCTTTTCCTATTCCAGAAAAAGAGAAGAAGGATAAATTGTATCAAATGTGTATTCTGGGAATGAAAAAAAGAGGATTTGTAGGAAATGAAGTGTATGAGAAAAGAATGAAGTATGAATTTGATTTAATTGTTAAAAAAGAATTTATTGATTACTTCTTAATTTTTACAGACCTTGTTCGTTGGGCTAAAGACAATAACATTCTTGTGGGTCCTGCAAGAGGATCTTCAGCAGGAAGTTTGGTCTGTTATCTATTAAGAATCACAGAAGTTGATCCAATTGTTCATGACTTAATGTTTGAAAGATTTATTGATATTAACAGAGAAGACCTTCCTGATATTGATGTTGATTTTGAAGACAGAAAACGACCTCTGATAAAAAGATATCTTGAAAACAGATATGGAAAAGATAAAGTGGGTCAGTTAGCAACATTTTCTACTTTCAAAGGAAAAAGTATTATAGGTGATTTTGGGAGAATATATAATTTACCATATGTAGTAGAAACAAAACTTAAATCAATTATAATCGAACGATCTGGAGGAGATTCAAGAGCTTCTTTTACACTTGAAGATACTTTCAAGCAATTCGATTTAGCAAAACAATATCTGAAAGAGTATCCATTCCTTTCTCATGCAAAAGGATTTGAAGGACAATTACGCAATATGTCAAGTCATGCTTCAGGTATAATTGTTGCTAATGAACCACTTACAAATTTCTGTGCAGTATATCAGCAAAGAGGAGAAACAGTTATTTCTCTTGATTATGAATCTGCTAATAAATTAGGTTTTGTTAAGCTTGATATTCTTGGTCTTAACACTCTTACTTCTGTTGCCAAAGCTCTTGATTTAATTAAAGAACGAACTGGTAAAGAAATTGATGTTTATAATTTACCTCTTAATGATCCAAAAGTATATGAAGGATTTAAAGATCCTAAGAAATTATTCGGGATATTTCAATTTGATGGCCAATCTGTAAATCAAGTTTGTAGACAAATTGCTCCTGAAACATTTGAAGAATTATCTGCTATCAATGCTCTTTCTCGCCCCGGACCAATGCATGGTCTGGATCTTGAACTTAATGAACCTATAACCTCTGTTTATATAGCAAGGAAGAAGAGTAAGATTCCTTGGAAGACAGCTCATCCTCTTTTAAAAGACATAACCAAAAACACTCAAGGTGTAATAATTTATCAGGAACAAGTTATGAGAACAATGAGAGAAGTTGGAGGTATGTCTTGGAAAGACACAGCTCAAATACGAAAGTTAATTAGCCGGTCAATGGGAGTAGAAAGGTTTAATGATTTTAAAGTTAAGTTCTCAGAAGGAGCAAAGAAAAAAGGTTTGACTAATACTGAAATTGATAACATTTGGTCAGCTATGTGCACATTTGGTTCGTGGGCTTTCAATAAATCCCATTCTGTTTCTTATTCTATTATTTCTTATTGGACAATGTGGCTTAAAATTTACTATCCTATTGAATATTATGTAGCAATGACAAGCACAATGTTAAGTGAAGATAAAATACGCAAAGTGATTAAAGAATATCTCCGAGAAGGTTATGAACTTTTACCTATTGATATTAACAAAAGTAAAGAATCATTCTCAATTGATGGAAAGAATTTACGTCTCGGTTTTACTCAAATAAAAAGCATTGGTAAATTAGTATCAGAGAAAATTATCACTGGTCAACCTTATAAAAACATCGATGATTTTGAACACAGAGTTAAAATGGGAAAGAAAGCAATTAATTTATTAAGCAAAATGGGAGCATTTGATTCAATAGGTGGCATCACAAAAGTTATAAGAACTCTTTTCGGAGATGAAATTGAGAAAAAATACGAAGATACAATTACCTTTGAAGAAAAGTTAAAAGTTTGTCCATTGGCAGTTAACTTTAATATAATTGAAAAGTGGGAAAAGTTTATAAAAAAGAATATCAAATGGAGAATTTCAAAGATCGAACAAGTAAATTCAAGAAATGAAACTGAAACTATAATGGGAATAGTTCATGATAAAAACTTAAAAGACAAAGTTGAGGAAGCTCTGACTCGTGGAAAAGTTCCTCCACCAATCAAAAATGGTCAATCAAAATACTGTAACTTTGTGTTAGAGGATGATACTGATTTTGTAACTTGTAGAATTTCTCCACAAAACTTTCAGAGACTTCATAAACTTATTTTTGAAGAAATTGATAATGATGATGTAATTTTAGTAAGAGGACGAATGGGTGAAGGAATAAGAATGTTTTTTGTGAATCAGATAATAAATTTAAGCAAAATGAAAAAAAGAATATGATATTTAAAATAACTCCTTAATTAAATAAACTATGAATAAGTTAGATACAATAGAATGGATTTTACTCATAATAGCAGGAACCATAATAGGACTTTGGATAGGGGTGATAATTACTATAAAGTATTTTTGGTGTTAAAAAAACAAAACCCCAGCGGACCTTTCGGCTGGCTGGGGTGATTCTTTATACAGTTTCCTCTTCTTCAGGTGTTTCTGGAGTTTCTTCCTCTGGAGTTTCCTCAGGATTTTCTTCTCCTCCAGTTGATTCTTGATTATAAAAGTTCATAAAATTATTTGGTTAACCATTTATAAAACGACCTTTTATTTTCTCATTATACTCTTTTAAAGAGAGTTAGTCAAGGATTACTTCCTATTCGTGTTTAGATACTTAGTAATTTCACCCACAATTAATCCAACTACAACTACCACACCTGGAGTTAAATCAAATAGTCCTATCGTTTCAGCTATAAGATCTAATACTGCTATGGCGATTATTCCACCCAATCTCCAGACAAAACTCTTAAATCGCTTTATAAAGATTGCTTTATTTTCAGAAGTCATATCAAACTACAGCTTTAGCTCTAAAGACCACGTAGGTGGCCATATAGAGCGACAAAAATTGATTATAATTAAGAATATTCGACCTTTATTATGCTTTATCACAATTTCTCTGTTGTATTCAAATCTTTGTTTATTGCTGTCCTTGTAAGAATTCCGAAGTAACCTGACACTGGTTTAATGTTCTTTCTTATCTGGTAACACTTAACTGCATCTGATGTTACACTCCCATAATAACCAGTAGAATCAATCTCTGGATTAAAGCATCCAAGATATTTAAGAGTGTCTTGCAGAATCTTTACCTCATCATTCTTTAATCCTTTCCAGAGATTGTTCTCAAAAAAGTATTTCGGTTTTTCTTTATCCTTTCCCAATAGTTTCTGCCAATCATTTGGAAGATCCACAAGAACACACCAAGCAGATTCAGGAAGATAATTTTTATCAAAATAGAAGTATCCATTGTCTCCTCTGTCTTTCCCCCAACTATTCTGAATAAAAATATAATCTTTATTATATCCAACTGCTAAACTAACAGCATGTCCCCAATCAGGAAGTCTGGGTGGTTTAATGTAGGCACTTTGCCATCCTTCATTGTTTCCATAAAATCCTACCAATATTGCTCCGTATTTATATATAGCTTCTTTTAATTTTGTAAAGTTAACATTAACTTTTGCATATCCTCCTATTCTATATTTAATAGCATCTTCTTCTTTTCCATTTATGGGTTTAGCTCCAATATCTTTAAGAACTTTTAATCCTACTCGGAAATAAGTTCCTACTCCATCATAGTTATCTATCTCTTTGCACTTCTCATATATCCAGAATCCATCAAATTCAATATTGTTCTGCTCTTTCTGTTCTAAGTATTCCTTAATAGTGGCACAAGTTTGACCCACACAACTTGGAGAATTTCCCTGGTTTTTAATCTTCATTCTAAATGGAACATTATATTCCTCTGGAATCATTATCTTTTCCGGGATTATTGAACTTAACTTTATATCTCTAAAATCGATAGGATCTTTAACCCATCCTTTTCCATATTGTTTCTCCTTTTTTGAGAACACTCTTTTTAAAAATTCTATAATTGTTTTGAACATAGTTTTATTTAATTAAAATGTTATTTTAGGCATTTGTATTCTAGGCATTTTTATCTTAGGCATTTTTATCTTGGGCATTTTTATCTCAGGAAAGGGTTTAGAAGGAGCTTTCATCTTCTTTTCCTCTTTTCCTACTATGTATTCTGACCATCCAGCCAACATTCCCAATGCTTGAATCCATTCTCCTGACAATGCTTTTCCTATTCCTTTAGACACTTCATAGACATAACCGGTTGGTAATCCAGTTGCTTTTCCAGTTGCATCAAATAAACCTTCAGTAGCTGTTAATAGATCTTCTGTTGTAATGTCATCAATGTCTATTGCAAAGATTTTTCCCATATCTTTAAAAATACTCACAATAGGAATATCTAAATCATACTCACGCATTCCTAATGCTTTTCTTATAATCCACTCATATCCATCTCCAATTATAAATATTCCATTAAAATTTCCTAACCAAGCAGCTCTTAATTGCTCTTCTTTGTCCCATCTACCAAAATCAGAAATCCATTGAAACAGCATAGGAAGAATAAAATGAAATATTGCCATTGTCTTTATAAATTGTCTCTTAGTAATTCTTTGAGCTGCCAAATTCCTAACAGCACCCAATTCTTTTCTAAAGTATTGATTAACAGTTGATTTAAACATGGTAAACAATTTAAATGCAGAATTACCTCTTTGCCATTGGGAAAGATCAGCTAAATCAGCAGACTGTTGAGCTTTCTTAGTAGACAATTCAAACTTTCTAATTCCTATTTTGTGAGCTTCATCATGAGACAGTCCTTTCTTTATGGCATTGTCATAGTTGAATTTATAAACACTCCAACCACCAACTATAATAGCTGCTTTGTCACCCAATTGGATATTAAGCATTAAACTATTTAAGAAACTAGGTTTCTTTCTGTAAGACATGTATGATTCAGACTCCATTGCTGTCTTAATATCTCTCTCCATGTGTTTTCCCCTTGATTGCATTAAATCAGATGTCAATAATGTTCTAGTATGAGAAACTGGTCTTCTCCAGAAATCCCATTCACCTTTTGTAAAATCTTTAATTGACACATCATCAGCAAAAGCTATCCAAGAAACCAATTGTTTTATAGCAATAGATGGTTTAACCATTAAAACTCCTCTTGTAAATCTTCCTCTAAATTTATCTAACCAATTCATATTCTGAGTTGTCTCTACTCCTCCTCTTGTGAAATCTTTTATAAATCCATCTAATACTCTTAACAATCCTTTTCCGTCTTTAACTTCATCAACGATAGTTTGTCTAACTTTTGAATCTCCGAAGACAGAATTTAGATCTCTTACTTTTTTAACCCATGCTTTCCAATGCTCCATTTCAGCTACATGATATTGTAGTACTTGAACATCACTCTTTTTTTCTATCTCTTTAATATTTCTAACCCTGCTCTTTAAAGCTCCTTTCGTTATTGCTCCTCTAATAACTATTTCTTGTCCAAATTCTCCAAATCCTCTGGACAAATCTCTGGAAATATCTCCTCTTTTAATTGGAGAATATTTAGGATTGTGAGGAAGATTTATGCCATATATATCTGAATAAATTGGATTTATTGTTTTGTAATATTCTTGATAAAAATCAAATTCCTTTTGAGCAAGAATTTTGTCTTCTGCAGAAAGAGAATTATCAATAACATCTATCATTTCTTCTGTGTAATACATTCCCTTAACAAAAGTGTCTTTTAATGTGGGATCTTGCAATTCCATCCATCTTTTCCGAGCTTCAGCTTTTGAAAAGACAAGATCTTGCATTTTACCTTGAGTGTCTTTAAAAGAACCTAATGATTCTTCAACAGTATCACTTCTCATCTTTCTAAGCATATCTCTATCTGATTTAATATCATAAGATTCTATAAACATATTCCTTATTTTTTCTTGGTATTTTCTGTCTCCTTTCTTATTTGCATTTTCTTGGTCTAATGTTTCTCCAAATCTGTGTAAAAAGGTTTCCTTCTCTTTTACATTAAAGGAAAGCATATCCATAATATCCCACATTCCAACAAAGTCCTTTCCCAATGTAGCAAAGAAGTGTCTAAAATTAGAATCTATCTTCTCAATATTTTCTTTGGTAGTTGGTTCAATAGGAACAGATTTAATAGGAGCCACTTTTCTTGGTGTAACTTCTTTGAAAACTCCTATTGGTTCTTTGGCAAACTTTTTTAATATATCAATAGAGAACCAAGAAACTCCTTGTGGATCTGTTATTTGCTTAAAGTTCTCACCTATTTTCTTAAGATATCGCTGAACTTTACCTTCATAGAATTTGTAAATGGGATTTAATGTGTCTATTTTGCCTGAAATGTCAAATTGTTCCGACATTCTATCTAATTCAGGATATAAACTTGATTTTTTTGCTTTCTCAATATCATATCCTTTAAAAAAATCATTATATCTTTCTTTCGGCACTGCCTTAAACTTTCCTTCTCCGAGGAGGTCGGTGATTATCCATCTATCACTTCCAGCAATTCCTCGTCTTTGAGCAAGTTCCATTCCAATTTTTAATTTATCTGGAGTTAAAACATTTTGACCTCTGACAATATAATCAATGGTTCCATCTAAATTGACAATTCCCCAAGGATTACCTTGTTCTCCCAACCCCTCAACCTGCATCGCTGTTTCACCTGTAGGAAATAGCAATTTAGTTTTACCATCCTCTGCTGCTCTCTTAATCTCTTCTCTTATTATTCTTTCATGCCAGATGTCTTGAAATGGTTGAAGTTTAGATATTTCTGCCTCTCTAATATTAAATGCCTTTATTTTTTCTGGAATACCTATTGTTCCTGTTTTCATCATTCGTTCTTCTTCAAGTTTTCCCTTCTGAAACAAATCACTCTGAAGTTCTATTATACGACGAGTGTTTTGAGTTGTTTTTGGATATTCTCCCATAGTTACAGTTGGACGAACTTTAGAAACTCCTCCCATTTCCTCCACTCTCACATGGGCAAAGTAATTGGGAATTATGTCAGCATTAAAATGAATATTACCAGCTGTAGTGGCAATAGGACTTTCATATATAATTTCATTATAATCTGCAACATTACCTTGTAAATCTCCTCGTAAAGTAATATCCACATATCTATTTCCAGTTTCCCTAATTTCTAAAGGTAACAATCCCATCTTAATCTTCTGAGCTAATTCTTTAACAGGAATATTCGTAGCATCTGTGTATTCTTCTAATGTTTCTTTAATTAAGTTCTCCTCATCCACAGTCATTCCCTCCTTTCCTTTTATCTCATTAATGATATGACCAACATGTGCTTTAGATACAAAAGCACGACCTTTTAGCATTTCTAAGAAGTTCGTTGTTAGGTCTTTGTAACCCTTAAATATGAGTTCAGTTGGAATAGGAGGTTTAACTTTTTTAGGCACAACTTCCTCTCTGGTAACACCCTTGATGATATCTATTGTTCTATCTCTCCACTGTTGAATCTCAGTATCCTTATTAAACTTTTTGAGAGTGCTAGCTAATCGTCCTTCATCCACCAATTCAGTTACTATAGATAAAACTTCTCTCAACTCTACATTTGTTTTATCTCTTATTCCTCCAGCTAAAGATAATATTTTATTTTCAAGAGCTACTTCATAAGGAGGGATAGTATCTTTATATCTAGCCAAATTCTCCTGAATCATTAATTCAGCTTGCTCACTAGTTAATTTAATTGCTTCTCTAAACATATCCAGATTCTTCTGTATTTCAGGAGTAAACTTACCAACTGGTTTCCCTGCTACTTTTTTAGGAGCAGTCTTTTTTAATGCTTTGAGTATTTTATTCAATAGAGTTCTCTTAGTTTCAGCTATTTCTAACTTTCTAATTCTCTCTTCTATTTCTGGCAATCTCTTTGCTAATTGTTCTGGAGTCTGAATATTTTTAATTGCAGCGATAAATTTAGCTTTGTCTTTTAAAGATAGATCAGATTTTTTAAGAAGATCTATCAGTTCTGTTTGAACTGCTTTAATCTGTTTTTTAGTAAGCACTTTTCCTTCTCTTGCACCTCTTGCTAGCATCCTTATTCTCTCTTTTAAAGCAGCAATTGGTGTTTTGGGAGGAGGTGGTGCCACCCTTATTCTTCTCTCTTCTTCAGTTCTTGGAAACTCCAATCTTTCTCTTGCCAGTTTTGCTTCCTCTTCTGTCATCCCTGCAAATCTAGCTTTTGTGGGACCCAATTCTTGTTCTAATTGTTTTATAGCTTCTTCTCCTTTCAAATAATTTTTAATAGTAGTTTCAACAGCTGCTCTTTTTGCTTCTTCATCTCCTATCGTTTCTTTTATCACTGTCTTTATGTCTGCTGCCAAATCTTCTGCTATAACTCCGGCATCCTTCTCAGATATTTTTGCTTTTATCAATTCAGTAACTATTTCAGTTTGTATTGTTCCTACATCAGTTGTTAAGACAGCGGGAGTAGCAATGCTAGTAGCAATTGTTTCTGTTTCTACTGGAGTTAATTCAGTAACTGCTTTTCTTCCTACTTCTTCTGCAGTAATTACTGCTTCTGCAGGTTGCTTTACCTGTTTTAACTCTGCTTCCAATAAATTTAAAGCATTCTTACTTATTGCAACTGTTTGGTCAAATGCTTTCTCTACTTCTTCTCTTGCCACACCTGTTTCTTGTGACATTTTATCTATCACTTTTCGTTTTTCCATTTGAACAGACACTCCAGCTTCTCCTCCTTTAGCTTCCATCACCATTTTAGAAGAAGCTGTCCAATTATCTATGGTAGATTTAACCCCTTTAACATCTTCCAATCCTGCTACTTTTAAAGCTGTTTTCATTTCAGTAGCAGCAGCATCTATGGTTTTTGCTTTACTTAAATCAATACCTTCCACTGTTCGAGCAGCTTTTGGAGAATAATGGTCCAATTGAGCCACTGTTTGTTTTTGAAAATTGTTTACAATTAACGAAGGATCTACTTTTATGGATATTCCAGGCAATATTAAACTCATTACAAAAGAAGGAATAGCTATTCCAACTGCTGTTTCCCACCATCCTTCTGATAATTCCTGTCCTTCTTTAAAAGAAAGTTTTCTATTAATGTTCTGCCATAAGGTTTGAAGTTCTTCTTGACCAGTTTCAAAAAGAGATGTAGTAATGCCTCTTCTTAACCAATTCTTAGCCATCCAAGATGAAGCTAAACGACCTCCTCCAGTCAAACCAAACATATATTCGAGTCCTATTTTCTCCAATAAAAAAGTCACAGCTCCTGATCTTACCATTGCCCTCTTACACTCTTCTGTTCCTCCGCCAGCAGTCCGACAAAGATTGTATTCATCAGAAGCTTCTACTGCACTTATAAAGAATGCACCAACTGTGGTGCTTTTGGTAGCAATAGTAACTCCAACAGCTTCTGTTATAGAAATTGCTCCTCCAGTTATAGTATGTAAATACTCTTGCCAGCTAGAAAGTCCCGGTGTTTCATCCGCAATTGATTCTGCTATTTTATTCTGTTCTTGATTACACAAAGTAATTACATCTTTTGCATATTCACTAACTGGTTGATTTATGGTTTTATTTAAACTTTCATTTATCTTTTTCTGTTCTTTAGCACTTACAAATAAATTAACTACTGCTTGGGTTTGCATATTATAAAAGTCCATAAGTCCTATCTTGTCTGCTATTTCATGAACTTCATCTAACAAACCTCTTTTTTGTTTCAACTTACTTTCTTCTTTTGGCTCAAATATCATTCTAATTCCTGTATAAAAAGCTTTAGGAAGTCCCCACAAAAGTTCACTCTCCAATGTTTTTCCCACAATTTCCGCAGCTTCAAAGACCTTACCAATAATAGGAATGTTCTTCATTGTCTCTTTTGCTTCTCTATCAAATTCTTTTAATTTATCCCAAGACGACCTAAACACGCTGGGAGGTTCTACTTCTGTCCAAGTAGGCAAAGGCAATGTTCTTGGTTCTAAAGTTTTTCCAACCAAATCATAAACATTCTTTTCTTCTTCAAATTTAAAATCCAGACCGGGTTGTTTCTCTGTCTTTTGTTTAAAAGCTGAAAAGTCCAAACCTGCATCGGCAGGAGGAGCATAGGTTTTCTTAAATTGAGAAAAATTTAACATTGTATTATCTACCCCACGGCCAAAACTTTTGTCCAAAAGTACGACCATAGGTAACTACTAAAGCATCTTCTATGGCATTTTCTATCTCTTTAGGAATCTTACCTTCTCCAAATTCTTTTTCTAAATAAGTTGTTATATATTCTTTTGCTTCTTTCCTCGAATAATTCATCTCGTCTTTCAACTGTTGAATTGAATCTGCTACTGTAAGTGTCTCTTCTTCAATTTTAGTTGGAGTTTTTCCCGCTGCTTTAAAAAGAGACTCAATATCTGCATCTGTCATTTTCTCTGCACCTGCTCTCAAAGCAACATCAAGATCTTCATAGGTAGCATCAGGATTAGCTGCAATAAATGCTCGAGCATCGGCCATTTCTTCAGTTAATGTTATACCATCTTCTCCACCTCCTTTAACTGCTCCAGTAGCAATTGATTTTAACAATTTTGGATCACCATTATTATAGCTAAAGAATGAAGTTACCTGATTACCAGCAGCATTATATCCAGAAGTGACATAATCCACAGTCATTCCTGGTTCTTTAAGCATAAATGCTTCAATGACTCCAGAAGGAAGTCCAGCTTTTAATTCCAATGTTTTCATTGTTGCTTGTAATTCAGGATTCAAATCACTCCAACTCTTCCCTGAATCTACTATCGCTTTTGTTACCACACTTAGATTAGCCCTTGCATCATCCCTAACCATATTCTCTCGCTGTAATTCTGATGTTATTCTTCCTTCTATAAGATTCTGGATCTGAATAGCTTGACTGAATGAAGTATTGTAATCTGCAGTTGCAGCAGCATAATCCATCTGCTTTAATGTCATTGTCTGATTTATAACACTTGCTTTAGTATTATACTCATCTACCAGAACAGCTTTGCTTCTAATTAAAGCATCTACTTGTTCCTGTCTATCTCTTACAATCTCCTGTTGATGAATTGATATCAAAGACATTGGTCTCAATCTGCCTTCTTCATCCCTAAGATCTGCTCTTGTTTGGTCTTCTAACTGTCTTATCTCATCGTTTATGCCTGTCATTCTCGTTTCAATAGCTTCCATACCTTTCTCACTCCTCAATGCTTCAAAATCAGCTTCAAAGGTAGGCAGAGCAGGTTTCTCAGGCACTCCTATTTCTCCAAATTTTCCTGCCACATCTTCTTCTATTTTCTTTCTTCTTGCTTCTTCGCTAGTAACAGCCACAGCAGGTTCCTCTTCTTCAATCCCAATTTCTGGTTTAACTCCTGGTGCCACTCCTGCTTCAGGTGCCACCAGTGCTGTTCCTGCTTTAGCTGCTGTTGGAACATTTAAAGAATACCCAGCATAAATCAAATCAGGATCTTTTATTTGAGGATTCAATCTCATCAATTCTTCAACAGAAGAACCATATTTTGCTGCAATGCCTGATAAAGTGCCTTCTGTACTTCCTGCTGTCCACTTCGGTATTGTTATTCGTTCAGTCCCGGGAGGTGTTGTTGTAGCCATAGGAGCAGCACCTCCTGTTGGTGTAGATGTTGAAGTAGGAGCTTGTTGAATCGGTCCAATAAATCCAGGTTCTCCAGCTTTGGGTGCTGCCGTTACTGGAGTAGCTGCTATCTTACTAACATCCGCATAGGTTTTAGCAGTAGAAGATAGAGTTCCTGCTTTCAATTTCTGTAACTCAGATCCAGCAGGAGAAGTAATTTTTCCTTCTTTTATTGTAAGATAAGCTCCTTGAGGTGTTTTGTAATAAGTTGCCATATATTATTTAAAATAATTTATTTATTATTCATGAAATTATAATATTCGGATTTGTAAGTTCATCGCTAAATTCATCTATAACTCCAGGGGGTATATAAGTTCCTGCTATAACTTTACCCGATGTGTCTTTAAATCCTGTTAAGAAATAAGAATCGTCCTTCATGTTGCAGATACCCACATAGTAATAATAAATTATGTCAGATTCAAATTTTACTGCAGCTTCATCCCAAGTTAAAGTCATATCTTCTGCCATAGAACACGCTCTCACATATCCCTTTTCGTCACTTAGACTGTAATAAGAAATAATAAAATGTGTAGAACCCATAGCACAAATGCTTCCTATTCCCATTATTTCAGATTCCAATTGTTCTCCCAAAGTAATCTCTGAAGTGCTTTCATTATAGGTTCCAACTCCTACATAACAATGATTGGGAAGAGCACGAGTCTGAAATATAATAAAATGTAAACTATCCGGAGCAACTATTCCTCTATCTGCGTTTACTCGTGATAAGGTTCCACCCCCAGCTGTTGCTGTTCCAAAGGAAAGAACTTTTGTTGCTGGAGTCAGAGTTCCTATCCTAATCATTAAATGGTTATAATTTTCAAGACCTTGAGTATTGGCAGTGACAAATTTAGTACCATTAAAAGTGGCAACGCTGACAGGATTATTATCATTACCAAGATCATCCACAAGATACTCTGAACCAAGAGTTATAGTTGTTCCCGAAATAGAACCTGCTTTACCGTATACATTATTATCTGTGCCGTCATAATAAATTACTACAAAATAAGTATTATCAAAAGCTGCTATAGAAGTATGCTGGCAAGCATGAGCACTAACTTCTACTATTGAACCCAATGTAACTGTAGTTCCTGAAACAGTGCCTGCTATTACTTTAATCTTATCACCATCAGAATCATCCATATAAGAAATTACAAAGAGCGAAGAACTTAAAACAGCAACACTTGTATATATTGCTTCTCCTAATTCAAATTCTGCTATATCATCTGCACTCACAGTTATTACAGTCCCAGCTATTGTTCCCACAACCACTTTTCCTTTATTGCTATCACCCACATCTCTATAAGCCACTATAAAATGAGTATCATCTAATTTTGCTGTAGAAATATATTCTGCTGCTCCTGATTCAAATTCTACACCTGTGTCTGGTATTATGGTTATTCCTGACATTTTATTCTTGACAACGAATATAGACCGACAGTCTGGCTGCTACACCAGAATCTACGTCAACATCCATTGTTAGTGAATCATTTTTAATTAACTTAACAACATCTGGTGCTCCACTATCATCTACAGTATTTGTTCCAGTTATTGAAGGTCTGTGTCCCTGTGTGGTAAAGATCGTAGTTCCATTCTTATTAATATCAACAGTCAATGTCGTTCCTGCTCCGGGTGCTGTCTCAACATGAATATATACTTTCCTAATTGTGCAATCTCTATCTATCACTATCGTTGCTGGATTCCCTTGTCCGGTTCCTGCATCTACAACATGGTCATAAAAAGTATAAGTAACAAATACTTTATCTTCAGTTGTTTTGCCAACAATTACTGGATTAACTAAAGGAGCCGGTCCCATTTCTGTACCCAGAGAAGTCATTCCTCCTTTAAAAACATCTTTTAAAGTTCGTTGTGGTAATATTGGTTGGGGTTCAAATAATTCTGCCATACTTAAAGATCGTAATATTGTTGAGTTAATAATAATGCTTGACTTGGATTATCAAAAATGTATTTAGCTTTCTTTCTTTCATATGTTTTCTCATGTCTATCTGCTTCTCCTAAGTTCTTCAGATGCTCTTCCATAAATTGAGCTGTTTTCTGAATGATAAGATTATATTCATCGGTTTCACAGTTTAATACATCAGTGACTGCAGTAGCATCCTCTAGATAAGTCCCAGCAGAAGATTGCCAGAAATATCTTGAATAATAAACTACACTATAATGTTTGCCAAGTTTCATCACCAAATTATCAAATCTATAATCTGTTTCAGAAACCTTTGCGGTAGTTTTTGTCATATATAGTGCTACATAATCACAAGCATCAACATCCACAGTTCCTGATGCTACTTTATCTGCAAAATCAAATCTAAGTAAATTCCATCCTGCATAAAAAGCAACTCCTTCGTTATTGGTAGTTATTGTAATATAATAATATTCATCAGAGGCTGATCCTATTCTTATAATAAAATTTGTAAGATTAGTTATTGATGAGATATAAACCCACACAAAGATCGATCCATTCGTTAAATAATCAGAGATATCAAATGTGTCTAATGAATCATTGTAAATTCCAGCAGTTGTTCCTGAACCTGAACCTATGTCCCAGTTCAAAGAAGCAGAACCTTTAACACAGTTATCTACATCTTTTGTTATATTCTCTCCGATCCCATATCCTTCCCAATCCCCTACTGAGTCCAATGCATCAATTCCTGTTTCTTGGTCATCAATTACCCTTGATACCAAAAGTTTATTTACAAGATCGTCTCTGGAAATAGATATCAAATTGTCTTCTTCATTTTTCCTTCTATCAAACTCTTCTGCAGTAACTAAATCCCATAAAAGTTTTCCTCTCTTTATCTGAGGTTTTATATCAATTATCTTATCTCCTTTCATGGTAGAGGGATAAGTATATTGAAATACATCATCGAATAAATTTGGACTTAATGCATCAGATCTTATTGATGACCTTAAATCTATGTCTGACAGAACATCTCTAACTGCACGATTGGCAACAGTTAAAAAATCAGCTGCAGTAAAGGAACCAGATACAATTGCTGTTACTTCGGTTGAAAGTTCTGAGTGTAGAAAGCTTGCCATAAATTTATAATAGTTTAATTAATTATTTTTAATCGTATGACCTTGAATAAATACAGATCTAATATTAAAAGGATTAGTAACTGAACCATTTGCCCAAGAATAATCCAATCTGAGATCATCTATTTTACAAGACCTATTTAATATTTTCCGTCTTGTTGAACTATCTGTGGCAGAATAAGCCAATTGAGTTAATGCTTGTGTAGAAGCTCCTTTATTATAAGTTAATGTAAAATCACATTTTGCTCCTGCTGCTAATGTCTCAAATTCTACGATTATAGTATCTACAAAAGATTCAAAATTAGATCCACTAACAGGAAAAGCTATCGTCTTATACCTTGATGTTGTTGCATACCCTCCAAGTTTAGCCAAAGAATAATGTGTTCCATCATCTGAAGCTATAAGGACAGAACCGAAGGGAGCTGCCATTCCTCCTATATGAGTAGTATATTTTGCAGATCCATATTGAAATAGTTTCACTTCTGTATCAGTGTCTTTTGCTCCCCATAGCATAAGTTTCCCACTTGAAAGCCAGGATATGTGTCCCTCATATTCTCCTACCTGTGCCTGATTTGGTAATGATCCTGAATATCTCCTCAATAATTCTACTTGAAGTCCAGAGATGTATCCAAAACAATATCCTCCAGTTGAAATCGAATCTTTCCACCATACAAAGGTGATTCCATTCTTTGTATAAAGTGCTCCTAATTCTCCTTGAACTTCAATTGGATCTCCCTCCCAACTTGAAGACACTCCATCCCAAGTATAAATTCCTGATTGATTAAAGTTAGAACCAGCAGCATTGGGTCTATTTACAGCTATTTTCACTCTGTTGTTGTTCCATGTTACAGATACTGCTTGTGCATCTGTCCAGAAATCCAGATGAGTAGGATTTAAAGTTGTCGTGTCAAGTGATGCCACATATCTTCCATTTGTGATATAGGCAACATCATCTCCCCCCACTATTCCATAATGAGGAGCATCCTGTAAATGTGCTGCACCAGTGGGAGTAGTTGAGCCCCAATCAGGATCTATTGCAGGAGTAGCAATAGTTACTTTTGCTATCTCTCCTTCTGTCCCAGTATCATTCCAGAAAACATACACATTAGATTGATAATAAAGTAAATCTGTTGCTACTTGATAAGTTCCTCCAGTAATTAATAAAGGAAAATTAGCGTCCAATACTGCAGTTGCAGATAATTTAAACACTTTATCTGCACTACAGGCATAACTTACATTGGCTGATGTTGCATGTTTTAAAATAGCCACAATAAGATTTGTTCCCAATTCACCATCTTCATTTCCAGAAGTTAAGTCGGTTGGAGTCGGTCCTTGAGTTAAAACATTCGGATCTATTAAACTGATATCAGTCATAGCAGAAGCTTGATTCTTGTTACCAAAATATGGCCAAGTATTCTCAGTCCATGCAGGACAGTAACCTCCAAATCCATTAATCCCTCCAAGTGAAATTGTCCAAGTGCTTTTTTCTTTAGGCATTTTATTTTTTATTATTATGAATCATAAAAGGACGACGATATCCAAAATAATATCCGACTACTAACGCCAGAAGAGCAGCAATAAATCCATCTTTTCCCATTCCCAACAATATAATGCATCCAATAATGAGAACTATTGCTATAATGTCTTTTGCTTCTATTTGTTTAATCATTGTTTCTGTAATCATTTACTCAATTATTATTATTCTTCTTTCTCCTACCACAGGTCCTTCTCCTGTTCCATAAATGCTCAGAATATAATTTTCTGCTGTATATGTTTGCTCTCCCGCTGCAAATTGATCTCCTGATTTATAATAATGATTTACGCCTGCTTTCCCGTCTACCTTTCCCCCTGTTGCCCAGAATATCCCTATAAAGTCTCCTGTTTCTACATCTATTGCTATTGGGGCACTTTCTGAATCTTCTGTGAATGTCTGTTTGCTTCCTGATGTTACATTTCCTATGGTTACAACATCTCTTGGTGTGTAGGATGTTCCTGTTCCTGAGAAGGTTCCCACCTTACATCCTGTTAAATCTATGTTCGCCCAAATTTCTATGCTCGTTAATATTCCTGTAGCATTTGCAGGATTTGTTATTTCTATATAAGTATAACCCCCAACTAACACTACTGCTTCGTCAGTAGCACCAGGACCTATGTCTATTTCTTCATAAGCATAAGTGACCTTAAGTATTGGTTCATTTCCTGCTGCATTTGCTGAATATGATTTAATATACTCATCACCCGAAGGAGTATTTGCATTCACATCCCTACTGCTTCTCAATTGATATTTTGTGTCTCCTGTTAAATTTACCCAAGAGTTGTCTAAAGAAGGAGAGTCGTAATAAATACCTGTTGACATTCCACTTGTATTCCTCCAGTCCGCATCATAAGTTGCTCCACTGGCATCATAATTGGCTTCTCTGCTACCCGAATCTATTGGCTCTGTCCAAGCATATTTATATATTCGCACATCAAAATCAACATCTGAATAATCACTACTTGCTTTTAAACTTAATGATACATCGGTTATGGTGGCATCGTCGGGAATTGCTGAAGTATCAAAATCAAGATATGTTCTATATACATCAAAAGTTTCTCCCCAAGTACAACCACTTTGGCCTCCACATCCAGATTCATCTGAATTAAAACTATCGCAAGATGTTGCTGTTCCAGAACAACCACTCCATGCCCCCACTCCACAAAAATAATTACAAAAACCTTCATTACCATTAGGATAGCCATACCAAGCACAATCATTAATAGTTCCTGTACAATATCCATCCCAAGTACAGCCAACATACACATCCTCACAATCAACTTCATTATAAAAATCACCACAAGAATAAATAGGAGTTCCTGCACATTCCCCAACAGTAAATGACCAATCACAACCACTTTGGCCTCCACACCCACTCTCATTATTATCAAAATCATCACAAATATCTGCAGTCCCACTACAGGCAGTAGCATAATCTTGTCCTAAATATAAATAACTATCAGCAATAGAGAAACCATAGGATGTTGAAAGTGCTGTTGCATAAACAGAATCCTCCCCTGCAATATATCCATCGGATGTTTCTCCTGTAGGTTCTGCAATGGGGTCAAGATACAAATTTTCTTTATCCTTTACATTTCCGATTAAAACAGTTCTTTTATCATATAAATTTAGAGTATATCCTGAATTTAATAAATCATCGAAACCCAATTTTATTTTATCTTTTATAATTAAACTATGTTCTTGTTTTTTTATATCATCCCAAGTCAAGCCATTCGCCTCTTCCAAGTGCAAACCAACATACAATAATTTATCTTGATAAACCTGGGGTATTCCATTAAGAGTCAAAGCATACTTATAATAACTGGGATTTTTGGCAATTACAGCATCATAACTGATTCCATTTACTTCCATAAACTCTTTAGCTTTATCCCACCACAAGAAACAAGCACCATCTTGACTTCTCCAATTCCATCCCTGGATTTCACATATATTCTGGGGAACATCAACCACAAAAAATAATCTAACTATAACTGAATAATCCTCTTTATAAGAATAAGTAAAATTTCCAGAATTATTATCAAAGCTCATACCTACAACATCTGTAAAATCTTTCCATGTTCCCTCATCATTTATCCATTGACATTTTCCAAAAGTTGCGGTGCATTCTTTTTTACCTTCATCATTTGTCCAACAAATCTTAGAAGAACACTCTGAAGTAACTTCATTCTGATAAACATATTCTTTAGGCAAGTTTTCAAAATTAACATTTGGGAATGCAATAATTGCTGCCAAAACAACTCCTCCTATAATAACAACCACTGCCCATTTCCAAACATTATTAAGTTTTTGTTTAATTTTTTTAATCATCTATTGTAAATGTCCAACAGACAGAAAGCCAAGTTTCGGCTCCACCTACTGAAGTTATTACCATATCTAATCTATCTCCATCAGCCATTGCACCAGTAAGACCTGCTTCGTCTTCTGCTGGAGTATCATCACAATCTAAGTCTGTTCCAGCAACATCTGCTGGTGAACCATCATCAATCTGTAAATCTAATTGAACCCCATCTGCTTGGTCTGATTCACACCATATCTTTATTATGGTTACAGCAAATCCATTATTGGTCCAAAACGACTTCAGATCATCACCTGCTGTTGGATCTTCTATGTAAATACACTTTGTATCTGTCCTGACATCTGCATCTACATCTATTTCCAGTGTTCCTGCTCCTGTTGTACAAGTTAAACCATCGTCGCAAGTTAAAGTAGCAAATACTGGATCAGCTCCTGCTGAACCTACAAGAATTTGTCCATTAGTTCCTACTGTTAATGCTGTAATTGCAGTATTTCCTGAACCGACTAACACTGAATGATCTGTAGGGTCTGAGAGTCCTGTTCCTCCATAAGACACACCTATGTCGGTGGATTGCCAAGTTCCTGTGGCTATTGTTCCTATTGAAGTCAAAGACGAAAGTGTTGTTACTCCTGAATGAATCAAAGTCCCTGTTGTTATGGGTAAAGTTAAAGTTATTGCTCCAGCCACATCTCCAGTTATCAATCTTACTGCTCCCTGAGCATCATAAAAATCAAGATAGGTTCCTCCATCACTTGATCCGTCAAAACACAATCCTGAAGCACAATTTCCTACAGCAGTGACATCTCCTACTCCTACTGCAGTCCAAGAAGGATTGGCTCCCACTCCACCAGTAGTCAAAGCATAACCAGCTGTTCCATATCCTAATCTTGCATAATCAGTTCCGTTGTAATACATCACATCGCCTTGAGCATCTGAACCTAAAGCAATTTCAGTCCCTGCTACACAATTAGTGCAAGCCAGTCCAGTAGCATTTCCGGCTTCTGCATCCCCTGCAGCATAATTGCCAGTTGTGTCAGTGGTTAAAGCAATGGTGTCTGCATCTATTACGCAAGTTGTTCCATTGCAGGTAAATTCTCCATAATCTATTGTAAGTTCTGAAGCAGAAACAGTATCGTCAGTAAGGTCTGTTCCTGTTTGAACTGCCACTCCCCCTACTTGTAAAGCTCCTGTTGAAACATTGATTGTGCCATCTCCAAAGGTTAGCACAGAGTCAACTCCTGCCGAAGCATTGAATGCCCAAGTGAATCCTGCTCCACCACCAGCAATATCTGAACCTGAATTTATAAGGAAAGCGTCATCTACATTAAAAGTAGTTCCAACTAAAGTTAAATTAGTTCCTCCTAAATATGTAGTATTTGTATCTGTATAATTTCCTGCGTGGATATTTGTAGCTCCCTGATCTGTTGTCCAATCAATATGTTCATTAGCAACAAAATTAGTTAAAGCATCGTGGTCGCAAGTGATTGCTCCAGTGTTAGCCATTGTGCAATCATTGCTCATTATTACTCCAACAGGGTCATTTGAAACATTGCCAACATAAAGGTAAGTATCTGCCAAGACCATATCTGTTAAAGCATCCCAAGCACTAGGAACACAATTTGTGATTTCAGAACACTCATCTTTAGTAGCTACTATTGTATTTATTTCTGTTGTAGCATCGGTACAGGATTCAACTGCACCAGAAGCATTTACTCCTAAAGCATACTCTCCAGCATTACAGTTAGCTCCATTAGCAGATAAAGCTGTTGCTGTGTTGGCATTACCCGTAAGATTTCCAGTAATCGTATCAATATAGGCAGTACTCCAGTGTTTAGCAGCAGTTCCTATGGTTCCTTCTCCACCTGCTCTTGGAACGATACCTCTTGTGGCAGCATATACTCCACCAGAAATTAATAATGCTATTATGATTATCCCAATTATTTTTTTCATAATTTTTAACTTTTTGGCATTATGTCGTCGTTGACATCAAGCTCATAATAATTATCAGTTAAATTGGCAGTTACTGGCATCAAATGACCATTAATATCAACTTCAAAAAGTCCCGAATCAACAAATTCAAGAGCGTCTTCTGTCGCATTTACTTTTACATATTTACTCCCTTCTCCTAAATAACTTGCAGGAACATCGGTTAATCCAAGAAAAGTAGTTACTCCACTTGATTGGTCTGTCCATGACAATATTCCACTTCCATCTGTTATTATCACCTGGTCAGCAGAACCATCAAAGGTTGGGAATGTAAATGCTGAATTTATAGACAAAGTAGTTACATTTAAAATACTTGAAGGAGTATAAACTCCATCTGCTGTTCCTGTTAATAATTGATTTATTGTTGGAAGAGTGGAAGTTCCTGTACCTCCTTGTTCTGGCCAAATAACATTGCCAGAAGCAAATGGCAATTCCTGCACATAAGCATTCATAAACATCAAAATCAGATATCCTAAACCAATCAAAAGACAAACCGATATTGCTGTTAAAATTAATGCTTTGTTAAAACTTCTCATATAGGATTGTATTACTTAGGATTATAAATGAAAGTAGTCCATAATCCTGAACTTACAGTTGCACAAAGACCTTCACTGAGATTTACTCCTATTTCCCAAACTCCTTGAAGAGTTGTTGCATCGGTCAATTGAAAAAATGGAGAAGCAACAGAATCAGTTGCATTGGCAAGTATCAGTCCGCCACCAGCAAGATCATTCCCAATGATTATTCTATCCAAAAACACGGGACCTGAATGTACAGCAGTAGCAATCTGTCCTTCTGTAACATAACTGGAAATAGAATCGGTTCCTGAACTGATAGTCCGTCCACCCAAAGGATCTTCTTTCTGGAAAGAAGCCATAACTGAAATTATAACCACCATTATTAGAATCGCACCCATCACATATAACCATCTATTAAAGTTCATATATTTAAGAAAGTTTTTCATAAGATTGTTTAATTAATTATTATTTTGATTTTATGGTTCAACTCGATAATCTACACGGAGATTCATTCCTATTCTTGGAGCCACCACAAGAGTTAAAGTGTCTCCACTAAGAGAATATTCTTCTGTAAGTATCATTATCAATCCATTCTTTCTGACTTCCAAAGAACTGGCAGGATTTGGAGTATTGGCCAGAGTAAAACTCATATTTGAACCATCAATTGTTCCTGTTGGAATTTCATCTTCAACAAAGAAAGTGCCATCTTCCAATGATTGGGTAATGTTTGAACTTTCTGTTCTAGCCATAATTCTAAATCACAATTATCGGAATCTTGTGTTTGTCAAAATGCTTCTGGAGAGTTTGAGCTTTCTTATCAATATCTTTTACTCTATCTTCCACAAAATCTTCCCGGTGCTGTATAGCTTCCTCTCTTCTCTTTAACTTTCCTTCTCGCTCATCCAAATCTTTCATCTTTTCTTGCCTCGTTTTATCAATATCCATCATTTGTCTCCGAGTTTCTTTAAGATCTTTTTTTGATTGCTCTATTGTTTGCTCAAGTTTAATCTTCTCCTTTTTAAGATCTCCTGAATCTATTTTCTCTTCTGATAAATCATGAATCTCTTCATTGAGATTAAAAATCTCTCCTTTCCTTAAATGAATTTCAGTTTCTAAATTTGTTACCTTTTCTGATTTTACTACCATCTCATTTGACAATTGTTGATTTTGCTGCACTAAATCAACATGTTCCGTCTCTTCTTGTTTAAGAGTTTCTTGTAACATAGATATTTCAGCATTCATCTGCTTAATCATTTCTCCACTCTTCTTTATCTCTTCATCTGCCTCCTTCACTGCTTTCTCTGTTTTCTTATCAATATCTTTCTGAATAGCACCGATAGATTTGATCTTTGTGTCAAGTTCGGTTTCTTTAATTTTAAGTTCATTCTCAGCTATTTTAACTTCCTCTTTCTTCTTATCTATTATCTTATCCAATTTCTCAATCTCAGTTTCTCTTCCAATAATACCTTCTTGCTGTTCTGCTGCCACAAACATTGTTTTGTCTCCCACATCTTTAATCTCTTCCAATCTCTTTTCCTCAATGTTAACAGCATCAGAAATCTTCTTCTGTTCTTTCTTTATTTTAGAAGCAACTTCTTTTTTACCTCGATGTATTCTTAATGCCATAATAATTAGTCATTGAATAAAATTACTTTAAGTGTCAAATCACCTACTGCCCAAGCAGTTATTGTTGCACAAATATAAGCTAATCCATTAATATTAGCTTCTAATAACCGAAAATCATCTGATGTAGCTGCTGCAACACCAGTATCTCCATCAATTGCCGACCCGTCTTGCAAATCAATAACTTCTATGTAATCCCACATATTGGCTACTGATCGAGCTGATCCAAAAGCTGGAGAAGCATTGGACACAGGACTAATAGCTCCCTGAAACTTTACTGTCAAACCAGGAGATGCATTCACTCCATCTGTAGCAAGAGAAAAGATTACATGTCTAAAGTCCTTACAAGGAATAGCTAATCCAGTTCCTGCAGCTCCCTTAACACTAAATATTGTATATTCTACAAATTGTCTCATTGTTTTCTATAAGCAAGCACATTGCCTATAGTGTTAATTAATATTTTTATAGTGCAGAGCAGGGACACTGTCCCACACTCGGATTCACAAGGAAATCCTATTTACTTATCATCTGGAGATGGACAAGGATCTTCTGGTGGTGAATTGATTGGTTCTCCAAGATCTGTCGCTCTGACTTTCGTTCCTTTCTTTGACTTTTTTTCTTTTTTTATTTTCTTTTCCATGTTATATAGCAATAAATAATTTTTTAATTGAATTAATGACCTTTATATTTAGGGAAAAGAGTAAAAGATGACCACGTTTTTGTTTGTCATAATCCATTGCTCTTAAAATCCCACATCCAAAAATAGCTCCTTCTGTTTCTCCTTGATTGTATGCTTTGAGCTTCTTAAAAAGTTTCATATTCTTTTTTTGGTTAATTACCTCATTCTCGTTCTTTTACAGAGAACGAGAAAGAACTGTGAGATATCTAATGACTTTAAGTAGTCATTGATAATGCTCCTCCATCTGTTCCATTACGATTATCAACAAAACTATAAGTTCCACCACCTACTAAATCTTGAGTAGTAGTTCCAGCAATAGTCATTCTATTGCCACAAGCTACACCACCCCCGATTGTAATGGCATTAGTAATTGTTGATGTGGCTCCTCCTCCACCATTTGCACATAAGATATCATTGTCATTGGTTTGACCTTTGTAACTAAGATTGTTAATTACAATAGTGGCAATGTTTCCGTCTCCAATCATAAAGTTATTTCCTATCACTTTTGCCCAAGTGCAACTAGAAGAAATACTAACAACTGAAGAAAATGTCAAATCAGAGACAACAGAAGCAAATGTATTTTTTTCAATCAATTGGAAAGAACTTGATGCTGCAGACATATCTATTGATGGAACACCAGCAGTTGTAGTAGCATACAATCCAAAATGATTGTGATGAATATGAGTACAATCAGCAACACCACCAGTAACCATTATAAAACTCTGGTTATTGTAATTCTTACAATAAAATCCAGCAATTTCACAATTACCACCAGTTAATAAAATAGCATCATCATCAGCAACCATATGAATCTTTGTTGCACTATTAGAACCACATTCTTGTTTATTAAAGAGATAGTCCATTCCAATTAAATGAACATCTCTCTTAGACATTGTCAACTTAGTTGCCATATCATAATCATAATCTGAAGGAGCAACAAGAACGTAGTCATTTCTGCTAGCAACACAAGCATCTAAAGCAGCTTGAATTGCTAAATCATCGGTATCTGCACCAGAAGTTGTTATATAAACTCGTGGCACACCATCTCTATCTACCGGAAATTCATTCAATAAATCTCCTGCAAAAGAGTCTGCACCATTAGCTACAAAGAATATTTTACCCAATGTAGGAGGTAATGCTTTTGCTATTGCACCATATCTTGAATTTTGATTTTCAAACATTTTATTATTCTCAAGCCCACCGCACTTCCTAAACTCGTTTTAAGAAAACCAGTTATAGCTTGAGATAATAATGAATTAATTATTTATACAGGTTCACGACTATTCCTGCGACCTAATATATGCGGTGGAGCAGGGATTGAATCTACTCCACCAACCCACAAGAGTTTTTTGACTTTGTAAATGGTCTACGCTGAACCGTCTCCTGCCGAAAACTTAATCCACATTCCTTCAACTACTGAAATTCCATAACCGGCTCTGTTTCTAAACTCCCAATCATCTGTTTGAACATCTTCTGCATTTGAACCAGCAGTAGGAGCAATCATATGAGGTGCTTCCCAAATTCCGATGTAGAAAGAAGACATTGTTGAAGAAGCGATTCCCCAGTAATATCTTTTAGTAGAATCAGGTGCTCCAGCTGCATCAGTCGCTACTCTCGGAAGAATAACGTGCTTGTATCTGTTCAGATTGACATTCAACACTCCAGTATGAGCAGCTTCAGGATCAGCAGTAGATTTCAAGTATTCAATAGCAGTATCGCAAGAATTTGGATCGTCAGTTGTCCAGAGAATATCAAAGACAGCTGTCATTTTCTCACCAAGAGCATTGTAAGTTTCTTCAACAACCAATCTCCTCATTCCTTCTAAAGCTCCTTTTGAAATCCTTGGATTGTTTGCCAATTGATTCCTATAAGCAGTCGTTGAACCAGCCAATGGATGGTTGCTATCAAACAATTCTTGAGAAGAACTTGCTCCAGTTGTCACATCAATCGTTCTTCCATCTCTGTCAACATAAGAAGTTTCTTGTCCAAAAGTTAATCTGTGAGAAAGATCCAAGTCAATAGTATTTGGTCCTTTCTTTCCAGCATTAGTCAAACGACGAGTAACTTCACTGTATTTGTTCTGTGTTCTCATTTCGTAAGTAATTCCAATGTTATCGGCTACCCTGTAAGAAGTAATTGTATTTGAATAACCTTGTTGAACTTGTCCTCTGGCTGCTTGGTCTCCTTCTGCTTTATATGTCAAATATTCGTTGTTATCGATTGAAGAAATCTCTCTGGTATTTCCAGTATTAGCAGGAATATTCATCTTCTGAACTAATCCAGAAGTTAACATTGCTTGACTTACTGAATTGTAAGCATTTTGCCAAATAATATCCGCCAACTTTACAAAATCACCTAATGTTATTGTAGATAATTCCATAGATTATTAAGCAGAAGCACAAATGTCAAGGTCAGCATATTCAGGAAGTTTGATAATCCTAAAAGTACCTTCACCAGCTGTAGTTGCTCCATCAGCAGTGGCCACTGTTACATCTACAAGAAGTAAATGACCATGAGCTCGTGTATCAACATCAGCTCCTTCGTGGTCTTCCACATCGCAGGGTCTATCTACATCAGTGCCAATAACAGCTGTTCCATCAGTAATTTTTCCTATCATTAAAGCACTAATATCTCTCGGAACGAAAACATAGAGATCTCGAACTGCGGAAGAAGTAGCTGAATCTTGAGCTGCAATTCCAACAATCGCAAGAGAAGCAGCAACTGCTAAATCCTTGGCAGCCTGAGCAAGTGTTGTAATTCCAATCAAATCTCCTTTCTCAACAGCTGCCACAGACGCAGTAAGAACAACTTTTTTCATTAACCATTTTCCTCTGTAAGGTCTGAATGAATTTTGTGCCATTTTAAATAATATTAAACTATATTATCAAGATAAATTCGACTAACTTTATCTCGTGATTTTACAAGTTATCATCTTGATTACTCTTAACACCGAGTAGGTGTAAAAAAGAAAGAGAGCATCAAAAATATGGTGCCCTCCAGTTTGTTTCTGGTCAGGATTATAATTAGAAGGTTCAGTTGGCGAGATTGATTTAACGCCTATATCCTTCTAAAGTCCTATAAATTTTTATTTTATTATTTCTCTCTGTCAAATTGCTCAAGAATCCCAAAAAGAGTCCGAAGCTCATATTCTGGAATACTTTCACGTAATCCTTCTTTCTCTGGCAATTCCTTTAAATATAATTTCATGAATGTTGCTTCATCTAATGTTAATTCTATTTCATCTAACTCTTTGGTAAATGCATCTCTCATCTTGTCCTTGATTTTTAGTGACATCTTCCAATCCTTTACAGAATGAATCTTGGTATCAAATCGTCTCAAGAGACCCATTAATCCTATCAAATCATTCCTCACATAATTTATATCTCCTTGAGGAGATTTAGATACTTCAAGTTCTCCTTTCTTATTCTTCTCCTGTGCCTCTTCTTTAATAAATCGTATTTTAATCGGTTCAAACTTATTTTCTACCATAATTATTTTGGAGGGTATTCCTTGATTCTTATCTTTTCCAAGCATTGAGGAATACCCTCGTGAATCTTAATTGTTAATTCTCCAAATCTATACTTCTTTCTCCAACATTCAACAAGCCATTTTTCATTAGGATGGAGTTCCATCCCTATTAATTTTCTGTTTATTTTTTGAGTATCCACCATTTATTTTAAGTACTTTATCTAGATCTGCAAGATTTATTTTACAATAATCTTTATTGAAAAGTTGTCCATATGCCTTTCGTGTATTCTCCTGGATAGAATCTGGCAAAACAGATTGTAAGAGATATTGAATGTTTGCTCCTGATGGATCGAATATCGGTAGTTCTGAATCTGTAAGAATACCTAAGATCTTTGTAGCAACCGGTGCTATTTCTAATTGACGAAGAGCTGTTAAATCTATTGCCTTTTCTGTTGCTATTGCTTCTAAGGTATCTACCGGATATTCTTCCTTTGCATTATCAGCAAATTCTATCTCTATAACATCTCTACCTAAGAAAGTTTTCCTTTCAGCAGAACGAAGATTAACAATCCTACGAGACCCTATAAACTTTCCTATTAACTTAATCTTATTCATATTTAATTAACAAATTGAACACCGATGGTTAATTCAGTTCCATCATCTAATCTTTGCAATTTTAATGCTTCCTTCTTTGTTACATTATCAGTTATCACTCCAATCACTTTTGCTTTAATGCTTTTTTCATATCGTCGTTCAAATTCCATCTCTTCCATCTTTACACTGCTTCCATCACTATAAATTATTTCTATTATTTGTGATTCTGTCCACACATTTGTTCCTGGGATTTTATAACTACCCTCATCTTGTATCATTCTCCATCCCACAATAAGTTTTCCTCCTATACTCCTTAATTTTACAATTGGAGGCAAATCTTCTCGATGTCGTGAATAATACCTTGCTAACGCTTTCTTATCAGCAGATTGCATCAAAATATCCCGATCTTTCTTTAAATCTCTTATCTCATCCAATAAACCTCTAAGAGTTTCTTTTATCTCTTCCTCTTTAATTGGTTTTTCCTCTCCACTTACTTTTGTTGTTTCTTCAACCATAATTTTAATTTAGATTAATTTATTTCTTCTTTGGTCTTCCTTAGAAACCCCGAGTTTCTCTCCAACAGCACTTGCTCCTTCAGAAGACAATTTTCCTTTACTTTCTGATCCTTTAATTCCTGGTGTCATTCCTCCAGACGAAGAGATTACATCTCCTGATAATGGATTAACCGGTCTGCTTCCTGTTGCAAGAGTATAAGCATTGGCAATTCTTTCCCTTTGCTTCTCTGAGGTATCATCATCTGGAACAGTAAAGTTCTCATAATGAAAATTGATCTTCTTCTCAAGTTCTCCATCTCCTTCTGCTAATTTACTTATCATGTCTCTAACAGGTTGTTTCTTGGTATCTATTCTTATCCCTTCCACAGCTTCTTTTAATCCTTTAATTTCTTCTCTCAATTCCTCTGCCTCTTTTTCTTTCTCTGCTGTTTTTCCTCTTAATTTTCCAAAGTTCTTATCTTTACTTCTCTCTTTCTCTAATTCTTCTTCAGTTGCTTTTAAAGAATCTTCTTTCTCATTCAACTTAGTTTGAAGTTCTTCAGTTTTACCTTCAAATGCTGCTTTAGCTTCCTCTTTCGCTTCTTCAATCTTTGCTTCAACCTCATCGGGAGTTAAAGTTTCATCTAAAGGATTACCTTGTGAATCAAAAACTTCAGGAATTGGATTGCCTTCTTTATCAAATAATTCCATAATTAATTTATCATTTGGTTAATAATTATTCGACCATTTTAACGATCTTTTTTTAACGCAGATAGAACGAAACTGCAGATCGACCTTTATTATTATTTTTTGGCTATTCTAATCTTAGATTTAGGCATGTGCTTAAACATCTCGTGCATCTTAATCCCTTTCTTCCTAGCAGCCGAAGATGCATAACAATATCGCTTCCCTGTATCTTTGGAAGTCATACAATATTTACTTCCGCTTCGTGAAAAAGTATAAGGCATATTTTTGTTTAGATGAATTTTCTTATAAAATTTTTCAATCCTTTATTCATTTCCTCAAGTGTTCCTTTTGCCAATCCTTTTGGACTTTTCATATATTCTGCTTTTTTTCTTAAAACATCAGCTTCTTTACTGTATTGGATCGCCTTCTTCCGTTGCTCCTCTTGTTTTACACTTGGTCTTACAGTGATACTTCTAGTTGCAGAACTAGTTCCTGCAGCTTCAGCTTGTTTCTTCAAATATGCTGCACTTGGTCTTACAAAAATGCTTCTAGTTGCAGCACTAGTTCCTGCATATTTTGAAGGAGTAGTTTTTGCCAATCCTTCCTTCATTGATTGTACTAAATTTTTTGCCATAATTGGTGAGTGTTATTAATTTATAATGTTGTCGACTTTATTAATCTATATTTTTCTCTTAATTTGTTTTCTTCTTTTGAAAATTCTTTCCAACATTTTTCACACAAACAATTACCTTCTCCTAATCTATCATCTTTCCCTTTTAATCTTTCTTCTTTGCCACACTTATTGCAAACATATTTAATCATATTATTATACAGGAGTAATTACTTCTCCTGGTTCAGATTCTTCCTCCTTCTCGAATCTTGATCTTGATATTTTAACTTGCTCTTCAAACCAATCCACCATTTCTTTCAAACAGTAAAGAGCACCTTGATGCCAAATAGCATGTTCCATTGGAACTTTTGTCCAATCTTTTGCTCCCATACTTCTTAACCATTCAAGCTCTTTTAAAGCAAGGACCTTTTTAAAATGAGATTCATAGAATATCTCTATGTCTCCAGCTCTATTTCTTAACTCTTCATCAGTCAATCGTTCTTTGTCTATTTCTATAAGATTCTTTCCTGTATTCATTTATTTTAATACTCCAGCAGCAGTTGCAGGTTTTCCTACTGGAGAACCTTCCACTCCCACTTTGGGTGCTTTAATCTTTGGTGCTGTAGGTGATTGTGGCATTCCTCCTGGAGCAGCACCAGCAGGTGCAGTCTCTGGAACAGCTTCTTTCTCTTCTTCTTTCCTAAACATCTTATTGGGATCTTCTTCCCACACTTCTGCAAACCTTTCTTCAAGCCAATCTGGATTTAATCTTAAACCAAGTTCTAATGCATCCCTTGCCTCTGCACCAAACATCAATTTCGACATTTCACTAGATCTTTTATCTTTTGGAACAATATTTATCACCCAAGTTAATTTTACAGACTGAATCTCTTTAGGACTCAAAGCTATTATTCTAACCGGCATTCCAATTTTCTTCTTCATTCTATCTTCCATACTCATCAGTTCCTCAGAACTTGGCATCTCTTTTGTAGGAATAGTTAATCTAATCCCTTGCCCTTCTTCTCCAATATTCCTCTTCCTTGAGACGATCCTATATCTATTCTTCAATGCTTTCCTTGCCTCATCAACTTGAGTATCAATAGGACTAAACCAATTCTCAAGCAAAATCATTAATCGCTTACTTGCAAGTTTCTTTTCAAGCAAGGTAGCTGCCAGAATAAGGATCCCCATCATTATCCTTGCCTGTCTCTGAAGTTCTACAATCTGTGTTGCTGTAGGTTTTGCTCCTGCTTCCCTCGCTCCTGTAAAGGTCTGAGAAGCTGTATTAGAATCAATCGATCTCATTATCTCCTGCACAATATTAAACTCTCCAGTGGTTACTCCTTGAACTTCTTTGTCTGAAACTGGAACCAGAGTATTCGCTTCTATCCCACGAGTAATCTTACCAGGCATAAACACTGATTTCGAAATCACTCTTCCTGATAAATTCAGATAAGGAGGAGCAAACGATTTCTGTGTTTTAAGAACTGCCAACTTCATCATCTCATCAAAGATTGCTACCAGATTCTTATTCTTAAAGATAAATGATTTACCATAAGCAAAATCAAATCTAATTGGCTCTAAATTCTGTTGAACAATTGAATACTCACCATGACCCCAAGGAAACGGATATCCCATTGGAAGCATTAGAACTCCATTTAAAATAATCTGAAATTCATTGTTCGGCTTGTCTTGATACTTGATTACTTCTACCTGATTCTTATCAGCATCTCCAGTTAATCTCCAACTATTATTAATCATTTCTTCTGAACCTGACCCTGTGAATGATTGTTTATCTCTTGAAACAAATTCCCACCTTTCCCAGCTTCCATAAATCTGTTCAGCTTCTGTCCTATTTATTATCCTTACTGTAAACTGATAGGGTTGATTCTCATTATCATAAATCCTGAGATCTCCTAAATAAACAGAAAGGAGAGAAAGGATCCTCCTTCTTGGTTGTCCCAGCCCTAGGATTCTCTTAGTTTTCCACACTACTCCCTTTATCATTCCCAGAAACCCTTTACTTATCTTCTTAGAAACTTCCCATTTCTGTTCCCACAATTCTTCTAAGAACACTGTTCCTTGTTTCAACATCTCATACTGCCTCAACATCTTCTGTTCTTCATCACCTTCCAATTCTTCTGTCTTATCGATGATGTCTTCCATAGCATTGCCCAACACATTGATAGGAACTTCATTCTTGTTAAATGCTGAAATGTCAGGTTTAAGATTTAAACCCTGATACGAAGAAAGAAAAGCCATCATTTTTGTTCTCAATGTTCCTGATTGGTAAACAACATCTTGCTTATTCTTCGTTGCTTTAAGAACAGTATTAGCAGATCTTTCATTCGCTTCATAATATTGGCTTAGAGAAAGATTGTCAAACTCCTCAAACGATTGTTCTCTTGCTAATTTGGCTGACTCCAAACGCTTCTGGAGATTACCAATATAAGTTTTCTCCTCATCTGAATAATCAGGAATTTTAATAATCTTTTCCTCCTTCTTCTCTAATATACTTCCTTTTTCAACTTTTAGTGGTTTTAACTCTGGCATTGTTATATATTTTTATAATTCACCAAATGGATTAATGGGATCAAACTGTGGCTCTTGCTCTCTCTTTTCCTCCTGAATATCCACTCTGTCTTCATACGCTCTCTTATTCCCTTGTGGATTCAATAATAGATCTTTTACTCCTAGAGCTAACATCCTGATAGCATCTGCAGCATGGGATGACCAGTCATGGACAGGATGCTGCTTAAATTCTTGTCTCTTTTCATCATACTCTTTGTGATAATTCATAAGAGCATCTATTCCCTGCTTGCATTTATTCTTGTCAAACCAGCACCTATTGAATATCCTTCTTGCTGCATCAATTCCTTCTTCTAATGGGAAATTGGGAACAACTTGAAAATTAATACCTAACTTCCTTGCTGTCTCTAATCGAGATTTGCCTGTTGTTAACTCTCTAACCTTGATATCATGGGGAGCATAATGTCTGTCATATAAATACTTTCTGTCTTGCATTACCTTAACATAATGAACTAAACTTTCTCCTGACGACTCATAATAATCAATCAATCTGAAAGTATCACCATGAACCTGAAAGAACCAGATTGCCATTGAATCTCCTATTCCAAGATCCCAAGCAGTATTCACTTTTAAATTATAATCATAGGGAACATCTGTAACTCTTCCCTCTGTAATTGCTCTCTGCAAATATCTCCCATAATAAGAACCTGACATTGCTCCTTCAAAAGAACAATAATACTCTTGCTGTATAAGATCTTCATCCATTCCTTCCTTCCTTTCTTTCTCAACATCTTCTGGTGTTATTACTGGAGATCCATCTGGCCTCTTAGTATTATCAACAGTTAGCAATTCACAGAACCAATCTGAATTAAGTTGAGCCATATTATATAATTCATATCCATGATTGTGTCCTCTCGGAGTGTATAAGAACAATGCCCATCCTCCATTTTCCCTCAGAATTGGTCTTATGAAATCCCATGCTTGAGGATTCTGCAGAGCATATTCTGAGAATACTGCCCCTACAGGATTTGTTCCAACAATTGCATCAATGTTATCTGTCCCTATTATTTGAAATAAAGAACTGTTCTTAAATCTTATTTTCATCTCTGATTCATTCGGTTTCCCAGCAATCAAATCTCTTGGAAAGTGGTCAAGGAATCTCATTCCACTTTTGTCAATACCATCCCAGATAATCTTCTTCCCTTGAGAATATGTTGGCATAAAGTAATAATAAATCCCTTTCTTTTGCCACATCCTCTTAATCATGTAATTCAAGCCGGTCTTATCTTTACCTGCTCTTCTGTGCCAGACACATACTCCTCTCTTGATTCCTGAATCTAAAGCATCTAAAACTGGTAGTTGGTATTGTCTCGGGATAAACTTGTAAGGTATAGTAATCTGCATTGTTATGTTTGTAAGTGGGACAGAGATTACTCTCTGCTGAATAAATCCACTTCGGCTGACTTATCTATACACCATTCAAGTCATTTAACTGAGGATAGCACGAATATGACAAGGGAAGAAATTCTAAAAAAACCCCTTTGGTGACAACTCAGCACCTCGCCCACTTATTATCCCGATTTGTCCTTTACTGAATCTTTAAAAGTTATAATACTTACTTGAATTGGTTCTCCTTCTGCACCGGTATGCTCTAAGCTTTGCTTAGGCAAACCATCAAGCATTTTCCAAAGCAGATCTCTCATCTTTATGTCTTTTAAATAATACTTACACAACTCTTCAAACTTTTCTGGATTCTCCTTTAAATATTCTTGTATCCATCCCTTGATACTAGGACCTTTAGGTCTGCCTTTCCTGTTTATATTAGGATCACCTTTTGCAAATGCCATTGTTTTATTGCTGTTTAACAATTAATCTCTCTTGAATCATAATTTATTTATAATAAAAAAATCCCGGTATTAAAAAACTGGGACTACACTCTCTATTGCTTCTTTTTCTCTCTTCTTGGCCATCTCTCTTCTCCATCTTAATTCATTGAAAGCACTCCACTTCTTCTGCAATTCAGTAAAAAGAATAGGATCAACCACTGAATAATTAGCAATCCACACATTATCTGAAGTTGGTTTCTTATTTGTGTCTCCTTTAATCTTTATTGCTCCTAATTCCTGAAACCATAGAAGATGAATAAATGTTCTATCTTTCCAATTACACAGAGTAGAATGCTCTTTCAAATATCCTTTAAAATCTTTCTCAAACTGCTTGATTATTTCTACTTGAACTGGATTATCTAAATCATATCTCTTTCCAGTATTGTCCTCACCAAATATCTCACCAAATCCTGAAATATCTCTGCTCTTAAAACTTTCAGATTCAGTATCAATCATCACAGGAAGTGTTCCAGCAATCCATTGTTCCTTAAGCTGTTTAGCTTTCTCATTGTCTATTGCAATTGGAAGACGTGCTCGTAAAAATATTTTAGCCATAAATTTATAGTTTTAATACTTTTGGCTTATTATTAATCTTCGAAAGATAGAATGGAAGCTTTATCCGAACAGTTCTTATAGTCCAATTCTCCATCCATTCTTCACCACTCGCAGCTAACCACTTCATACAACCAATTATTTCCTCCGGCTTCCTCCTGCTCATAAGCATTGTCTTAATAGTCTGCATAACTGGATCAAACTCTGCTCCCTGTAACTCTATCTCTCTGAGATGCTGGTATGTCTTTAAAATCACATCATAAACCTCTTTCTTATAAGAAATCTTATCTCTGGTTGGCTTGTCCAACCCTCTATCTTTAGATAGAGGTATTGTATTGTTAACTGTATTGTTATAATTAGAAGACCGACCACCCCCACAAACAGAAGACCGAGCTATCGTGCTTCTGTCTTTTATAGAAGTGTCTTTGACAATCTTTCTATTTTTATCAATCTTTTGTCCAAATATCTTAAATGCTTTATAAACTATAAATATCAATCCGTATGGAGTTCTTTCAGTTTTGATATAATTTCCTTTCCTTAGTAACTTAATCCATTCTACATATGTGGTTCTTGAAATAGGAATCTCTTTTTTAAATTCTTCAAATTTTACAGGTCGTCCTCCAAGAACCTTTCCTTCACCTTTTTCTTCATCAATAATTGTCATCTTATCCAGCAGCCACATAAATAGCCAAACAGTTCCCATATCTCTGTCTCCACCCATTGCCTTAAAATGTTTCGGATCTAAAAGTCCATTTTTTATTGTTATATAAAATCCTTTCATCATCTGACTTCTTTCTGATAGAGAGGTGGTAGCAGATGATGAAATAATTCCCACCACCCCACCATCAGGAAAAAGTGAATTAGATTATTTAGTTATCAACCACTAACTTAATTATCGTTCTTATCAAGAAAAAAGAAAAGGGGTCAAACAGTTGATAACTTTTCTTGGCTTATAATTGTATTTTTTTAGAATTGTCTCCACAATGCCATCCAAATTCCCAGCCACAATGACAAATATTCTCTTTTTTGTGAGTTAAACATTTTTGACAAGACAGAAACAAGTCTCTTCCTGGATACTGGTTTAAGTGAATTTTAAAAGGAATAAGTTCGCAACCTTTTTCTTCAGAATGGAAATGTTTTGATTTCTGATTCATTTGAAAATCTGTCACACATCTATGTCTGTATTAATTATAGCTTTTCCAAGAAGAAGAGTCAAGAGTGCTAAACAGTTGATAACTTTTTGACTCCTTTTCTTTTTTCTGAAAATGGAGTATAATGAAAGCAGACAGTTGATAACTCTGAAATTCCTGTTTAAAATGACCCCTTGACTTTATTTTGTAAAAGAGCTATAATGAAAGCAACAGTTGATAACTGTCATTAACAAAAGGTCGAAGTTTAATTAACTAATTAATTAAAATAATTATGAAATTTAAAGTTGGAGACAGGGTGAGATTGATTGAAAAGGACAATTGGTGTGATGGATTAACTGTAGGAGACCCTTATACTGTTTCACAAACAGGTAGTGGTATTCGGATAAAAGAGCAGTCAAGATTGGCTAATATGTCTGCACCAGGTTATTGGATTAGTGAAGATTGTTTTGAATTTATTTCTTCCTCTCCTCATATCCGTAAAGTAATAGTAAAAGTTCCTACTAAAGAAGATTGGATAGCAGTGGTTAAGCAGGCAATAAAAGATGGATGTGAAAAATGGGGTGAAAGTGGAGAACAATGGGACAGCCATAGAGAAAAAACATGTATTCGGATAGATGAAGATGGATCTCTCCATTATGGAACAAAAGGAGTGTCTTATGGACAGACCGACTATCTAAATTATCTTCGTCTCACCACACAAGAATATCTTAATAAATTTAAACAAACCTCTGACGAAAAACCAAATAAGCAGAGGAAAATTAAAATGAAACTCAATATAATGATGAAAAAAATCTTTGATAAGGACATAAAAACTCTTATCAAGGCAGATTTTATTGACGGTGATTTAGAGTTCACCGAAACAGGGAAAGAAGCATTATTTGCTGTTCTCTTTGAATTAAACAAAGAAGCATTAGTTGTACTTGCTCAAGAAAAAATCCAAGAGGAAGAGAAAGAAAGAGGACGAAGATAAAAAATATGCCTACAGGAGTATATAAAAGAAACAAAAAAGAATTGAGACGATTAAAGAAACAAGCATTTCAGAAAGGATGTATTCCTTGGAACAAAGACAAAAAATTGACAGAATATCCTCAAATAGGTTTCCAAAAAGGACAATCTTCATGGAATAGAGATAGACATTGGTCAAAAAAGACCAGAAGAAAAATGGGAAAAGCCAAAGAAGGACTAAGAGATGAAGCAACAAATCGTTGGAAAGGAGATAAAGCTGGAAAAGGACCAATGCACGGATGGGTTTATAGACACAAAGGAAAACCCAAAGTTTGTGAGCATTGTGGAATAACTTGTAAAGAAAGAAAGTTAGCTTGGGCAAATAAAGACCATAAATACAGAAGAAAGTTAGAGGATTATATGTCTCTTTGTTATCCTTGTCATAAAAAGTACGATTTAAAAAGGTCGAAGAATAATAAAAAATTAAATAGATAAACTATCATGAAAATAAAAGAAATTCCAATAGATAAAATAAAGATCTATCAGAACATTCGATCAAAACAAAAGGATGTTGCTAA